TCAGCGTTATACACTAACTTATTACGATAATTAGTCTGAACTTCTTTCAAATACTGTTCAGCTCTCGCTTTAGGTAAGTTACCTACATCAATGTAGAAGATTCTTCTTTCAGGTGCTCTGGATATCCTATAAATAACCATCGCATCTTCTAACATTCTTAGTTGGTTTATAGGTTTTAAAGCCTTATGTAAATAACCAACTACTACTGTTTTATTATAATCAAGTAACCCGGAAGTTACATGAGTTACAGCATCATTGTGAATTCTAACAGTCTGGCCAGTATTATTACCTGACTTATCAAATCCTTGATCGTTGTAAATGTAATATTCTAATACATCTTCAACTATTTCAACGCCTGTTTTCTCGTCTTTTTCTTTCTTGACCTCTCTAATCTTTCTGATCTTCTGTGGGTCAATAGCGCGTAGACCTTGAATTCCTTTCTTTGGATTGTTCTTATCAACCATTTTATGATAATACAACCTTCCATCAACATACCATTTTCTGTATATGTCATGGGATAAATCCCGAAATCCTAATAATGTAAGTATTTCTTCAAATTCTAAACGAATTTTCTTCTTAGTACCCTCAGGTATCTTTTCAACTCTATCTAAGTTAATAGATACTGGTGCATCTAAGTCATTAGCTGCTAATGATTCATTTACAATATCTTCAATAGCACTGTCACATTCAGGAACTAGGGCCATTGTTCTGTATCTTGCTACTAGGTCGGCTTCATTCTTAATTCCGCCTTCCATGTCAACATACTGACCAATGACACCACCGGTAGCTGCAAAGCCACCCATTCCTTGTTCTGACCCAATCTCAATGACTGAGCCATCATTGGAAGGTGGGACGAAACTTTGTGCTTTCGTTTCGTCCTTCTTCCGTTTAATCTCGTATCCAAATAAGTCCATATTATATATTTATACTCCCTCTAAAAGAAGTTATTTACTTCTTTCAAAGTGTGAATAAGCCCAAGTAATATCAAATGACTCAACTGCATCAGCTCCTGCACTATCTAAAGCGATTGGTGCTAATACTGTTGGCCACATATTGAAAAATTCATAAGTGGCTATGATATTGTCCGCTCTATCCAATTGTGATACAGTTGCTCTATCGGCCATGTATTCATATCCGACAGTACCATTACTTCCAGTGTAAGGAACAATTTCTTGCATCCATGTTTCAACAGCTGATCTAATAGAAAAGTCATTGTCATTATAAACACCAGTTGTCCAGTTCTCAAAAGTTCTGTCACCTGCTAACTTAATAGTCATACCTTGAAAAAGAATCGGCGTTTCGCCTATAGTTTGTCCAGGTAAAGAAGCTGTTTGAACAAGAAATTCTTGTCCACCCGGCATTCTTGGTATAAAAACTTTAAACCTGTTAGCTCTTGGTCCAGCACCTATAAGATTTGCTTTAAATTGGTTAATGTTTGCCATTTTTAATTCCTCCTATAGTATTTATGCTATTCCAGATGATCCGTAAACTTCGTTGAAGTCTACTCCTGATCTACTAGCTACGAAAGTTAAAGTAATGAAGTTGATACTTCGAGCTGGTTTCACAAAGATACTCGCTACGAATTGGTTTGAATCAACAACGCCTGCATCGTTATTTGTTTCATCACAAATAACTTTAAAGTCATAAATTCCTCTACGACCTTGTACTTGTCTCAAGAAAGGTTCTACTGCTGCTCTAAAATTCGCTCTTGTAAATGAATCATTAAATTCAAACAACTGATTTTTAGCTGCAGTTGAAATTGCTTTCTCTAGTACTATGAACAATCTACGAACATTGATTCTACTGAATGCACTACCGTCATTAGAAAGGAGAGTTTTATCTCCAAACAACATTGTACCCTGTCCTGGGAATGTAACTATTGGATTAATTCTTGCTCGATAAAGAGTATCCCTATTTGCTTTTGTTGGATTGAATGCCAATTTTGTTACTCCAAAAATCTGACCACGATTTAGACCAGCTGGTGAATACCAAGCGTCATTCGTATAGTCAGTTCTTGCACAGATTCCTGCCATGGCACCATTAGCTGGTACATAACAATATCTGTCATTATATCTGTCGTAAATGTATAACCATGTACTGTCCATGACAGCATATGATGAACTATTAAGAGTATCGGCTGTTGCTTTAACATTAGCAGCTGCTGCTGTTCCTGTATCTACAACATCAGACCTAATTGGTGAAAAGAATACGACAACATCTTTTCGGTCTACAGCGATATTCATTAGTTGATTGTAATATGAAGTTGCTTCGGCTCTCGTTACAACTGCACTACCCGAACCATCATCGGCTTGGGGGCTTCCTGATATCATCAAAGAAATATCTTGATTATCAGCACTACCAAAGTGTGTATCCCATGCAGTTATTTTTTGACCTGTAGTTGGTTGTCTGCCGTCAGCACCATTCGTAAAAGAAAGGGCTTCAGGTAAAGTTCCAGTACCGAAAGTTGTACCCGCAGCTGCTGTACCAGCATTGCTCCAAGTACCACTATGGTCTAACCAGAAAATATAATCACTGGTATTTTCTATAACTGTAACATAGTAATTAGTTGCACCAAAATCATCTTTAGCGTCAGAAGCTTTAGAAACTGATTCGTATTTTTCTAGAATAGTTCCAACTTGTCCTGAAATAAGACCATCTTCATCAATGACTACGATATGTAATTCATCAGTAACACCTGCGGTTGCTCTTCCAGCTGTGTAGCTAGAAGTTCCGGGTGCACCGTTGAATTGTTGTGCATATTCCCACTCTCTAGATATATTAGCACCACTGGCTACAGCAGCATCTAATCCTTGAGTTGAGTCATCTTCTTGTGCAATAGTAACTGTTGCGGCACCTGTTGAACCTGAATCATAAGCAATTGCAGATACTTTGTATCTAACTGTATCAGAACCAATGGCAGTAATAATATCACCAACTACGAACTTTTGTCCTAATGTAACTTCGATTGAAGTTCCACCTTTAGATGAAGTTCCGTTAGTTGTTGTCACCGTTGCCTGAGAATATGCATTTGCACCACCACAAGAACTAATTTTTAGACTGTTGCCTAAAGCTCCTGCGTATCTTGCACCATACTCTCCAACACTTGCTGAACCGTCATTATAGTTTGCTCTATAATGTGATAAGTTTTTAATTAACAAACTTTGTCCAGAAGTTGTTGTTGCGTTTACCATTCCGGTTGTTGCTACACGAACTACTTTTAAATCAATACCATAGTCTAAGAACATAGCAGCTGGATAAAAGTGTTCCGCCGCAATATCAGTAGCCTCTGGCTCTCCAAACAAGTCTACAAGTCCTTTTCCAGAAGTAACAGTACGAACTTCTTCAGCTGGTCCCCAACCAAAGTGTCCTACATATGCTCCTGTTGAACTTGAAACCGCAGGAATAACATTAGTAGCATCTATTTCTTGAACCAGTACACCTGGCGAAACTTGAAATGCCATAATTTTATCTCCTATTAAACATTTTTATTTCGAAATAAAAATAAAATTTAAAATCTGATAGATTATTCTATCATTAATTAGTATTTATAAATTAGTAAACTTTAGAACCCTCAACAACTGTCCATACATCTCCATCTTCAACATAAATTTCAGGTTCATTGGAATTTGTGTTAAATAAACCAGCTGGAGTTAGTTCATCTTCAATCATCTGTTGTTGTTCATCATATAACATCTTTTTAAGTTCTAAATCTGTTAAACTCTGAAAGAAGGGTGTCGTTATAAACCATGAGAATAATACTAGATTCATAACTAAATCATCATGGTTACCACCATCAGCTTCCCATGATTGTCCCTTTGATACAAAGGTTACTAATTCGTTTATTGTAAATTTGTCTATTACTTGTAATTTGTTTTCTTCCATTAACTCTTTTAATGTAGAACACCCTATCTGTTTTGTCTTTTTCGTCATAGTAACACCGATTCCTGTTGATTTAACAGAAGATGTTACAAATACATTTTCGTATTCTATGTCGTAATACAACTGATTACAAACTATTTGTCCTTGATCATTATTCTCTATAACTACTAATGCATCATTATACATTTTAGCAAATTTATGTATAATATCTGGAAATAGTAATGGAGATATCATATTATCTCTATATATACCTATTTGTTTAAAATGATTATCTGATATATCAAATATACTGAATGTTGAATAGTCTTGTCCTCTACCTTTGGCCGTATCTACAGTCATTACATAAGTACTATCTCTTTTAGGTTCTTCATATAGATATACATTCTGTTTAGCCCATATAGGATCATGTTGTTGTAATCCAAGTAATGTATTTGCATTAATCAATGTATTACCTGTTCCTAAGAATGAATTGCCGAATTCTTGTTCAAACTGTAGTTCAGAAGTATTAGCAATTGTCATTTTCTTCCATTCTTCATCTCTACCTGGAACATCATACCAATTCACTTTATAATCTTTATATTCGTTTTGACCTTGTATCGCTCCTTCATAGAGTTTATGATACATATTACCTATACCATTTGCAGTAGATGTTATGATAACTTTAGATTTTCCACCTGATGTAATAACAGGATATGTTGATGTATAGAACTGTTCTGCGTTTTCTACGAATGCAAACTCATCAAGATATAGTAAGTTTACTGACATACCACGAATTGAGTTAGCTCCTGTAGCCGATGCGACTATTCTACTATCATTTTCGAATTCGATTGAACCTCTATTCAGTACTTTTGTGCCGGGTTGTAAGAAGAAAGGGATATGTTCTAACATTGTAGTTATTCTGGCTAACATTTCTCTTGCTGTTTGACCCTTGTTAGCGAGAATAGCTATTGTTTGTTCTGGTTGAAATAGAAGATACCAAAGTAAGAAGGCACATGCTGTAATTGATTTACCTGATTGCCTACATGCTAGAATGACACTAAATCTGTTTTCGTCAAAATGATCTATGAGTTCTTGTTGATAATCGTAAAGTTTAAAGGGAACTAAACCTTCATCAAGTGATATGATTTTAACATATTTTTCTATGAAATGTATAGGACTTTCCATACATTTCTTGTATTCTAATATCTGTTCTTTTGTCCACTCTGATTCAACACCAGCGCGTTTTACATTGATGTTACCTAGATAACCTTCATTCTTGTGCATTTCGTTTTAATAATCTTTGTAATTCTGTTGATGATCCAACAAAAAGATTGTTTTGTACTTTATTTGGTTTTGATTCATCTTTATCTAATTCTTTTACTTTTGCTTGTAAATCTATTAATTTTTCAGTAGTTTCTCCTACTGTTTTAATTAATTGTCCTGCTACTTCATATACTCTTGGGTGTTCTGACTCTCTAGCTATGTCTAGAATGCCCTCTATAGCGTCCTGTCCGCGTTCTACAAGTCCGTAAAACACTTCCCGACTATACTTGTAGTCTGAATTTTGTTCTTCCTGCTTAGAATGGTTACTTTTAGATAAAATAGGAAGTCTTTTTTCAACTTCAACTATTTCTCCTTGTATATTAAGAAGTTCGTCTAATTTTTCATCAACTTTACTTGTCATAATAAGTATTTATACTTATTTAGGATCGCTAGATTTATCGTCTGAATAAGTTATTGTAGGTTGCTCAAAGAAATTTGTTGTTTCATTATATGTAAATGTATCATCTGGATCAGCATCACTAGGTACAGGTGTAACTACTTGTTCAACCACTCTACCTGCTGTATCTGTACTTGATATTTCACCACTTCCAGTTTCAATATAAGTTCTAGCTTTAACTGTTCTAATAATATCTGAATCTCTAACAGGTCCGTAAATATAATTTTTCATAACAAAAGATAAATCATATCTCAATACTTGTCTTGTTGTAAAATCACCTTCATAGTCATCTGTTTGAGTTACACCTGTTAATGTTATCGGTATATCTCTTTTATCACCCATGTCTGGTACTGTATTAATTGTTACTGTATAATCAGGTGTAAAGTAAGGCATTATCTGTTCTATAATCTGTAATCCATCATCTGTATTTTTTACTAACACACTTAAATCAAACCCTAAATTATATGGAGCGGGAGAATACTGATACTGCATATTGTTTGGATTAGATGCTTTAGTTTTTTTAAGTTGAGTTCTTTTAGTTAGTTTTCTAGTTGAATCATATTCTATTGAAGTTAATTCAAATCCCATTCTTGGTAATGATAATGCTGTTCTTGTTGTTGACAAATCTACTTGCTGTAATCTAGCAATCCATTTTGCTCGTGGTCCATACGCTAAAGGAACTTTCATTAAAGTTCCATCTGATCTTTTAATACTAATATTATTAAACAATGTACCAAAGACTGATACACTTCGTTTAATTGTTTCGTGATAAAAATGATCTCCAAACATTATGACTTCCTCTTACCGTCCCAACGGCCTATCCAATATGCAATTAGTATTACTACTGCAAAGTTCATTAACATATACCAATCCATTATGTCGCCTCACCAAATGGATTACCTTCAGAAAAATCTATAATTCCGTCTGCAGATGTTTCTATATCTAAGTTGAAAGCTCCAGCATCAGTAGATATTGTTAAATCACTTGCTATTGTTGTGATATCCCTTCTTGATGCTAAACTATCTTCTACAACTAT